CAACTGATTCAATGCTTCCATTTCCTCTGTGGATATCAAAGCAAACATAAAGTCTACTGTTGCAGGCAAACCAAAAGATTCAGAAGTATCTGTCAGTTCAACATCAGTATTACCATATCCACCTCTAGTAGTCTGTGTAGCTGATAGGATAGGAACATTCTCTTCAACTGCCAATCCTCGAAGTTCTTCAGCAATAGATTTAATTAATGTATAAGAATTAATATTTGCTCCACCTTTGAATCTGGAGCTTGCGCAAATATTCAAATAGTCAATAACAATCAAAGCTGGCTTGAACTGCTTCTTAAGTTGCAATTCATTCAACAAGGATTTAAAATGACCACTATGTGCGCCAGCAGTAGGATACTCTTTAATGATTAGAGAACCTTCTGTTCTGTTTCTAATTTTTTCAATTCTACTATCAAACAATGCCTTCGGTAGATCTTTAAGCTGATCCATAGTGATGTTCATTAAGTTTGCATCAATACGTTCTGCAATACGTTCCTCTGCCATCTCTAAAGTGATATAAAGAACATTTTTGCCTTGAGCCAATACCGACGCTGCAACGTGACACATAAACAAAGACTTGCCAACACCGGTTCCTGCCAAACAGACATTCAATGTCTTATTCGGTAGTCCGCCATTAGTAATTTTGTTAAAGTAGTCTAGATCAAAGGGTATGCGAGATTCTTGACGATGATAGAATTCATACCGACTATCTGCACTTGCAAGATAATCATGTCCAACATTGTTGTCGAAGCACACTCCTAATGCGTCTTGTAAAAGCTGCGGAATTCCATCTTCAGATTGAGCTTTGTCTCTACCATCTATGATTGCGATGGATGATAGAATAGCATTGTAGATTGCTTTGTCTTTACAGAATTTTTCTGTTTCTTTATACAGCCATTCTTTATTATGGTCTGTTGGATCAAGGTCATGGATATATTCTACAACCTCTTTATATTGATCCTCGTTTAATGACTTATCATTTTGAACAGCAATAACCAAAGCATCTTTGCTAGGTATTGCGTTATACTCATCTATAAATTTACTAATCTTTTGATAAATTATTTTTTCATTATTATCCAAAAAGTAATCCTGTTTTAAAAACGGGATTACCTTTCGCATAAACTCATCGTCATTCGCCAGATTCTGGAGAATTACTTTTTCGATTTTCGTACTCATCTAATGCCTTTTGTAGAATATCTCTTATAATAAAATTAATTGCTTCATCGAAATCTTCACCTTTGACGTCTTCAACTGTCATACCATCCGGCGCAGATAGAACAGTATAATCTAACTCCAATGATTCTTTCGCATCATTTTGGTCTAATTCATTTATAGAAAAAGATGTAGTTTGAAATTTGCCGTCCAATATCTTAACACCCCAAACTTCTTTTCCTTCGGATCTAATTACCCATGGCTCATACTTCACTTGCATGCTCGAACTCCTTGTCGATTGAACCTCCAGACATCTCAGTACCCACCATATCAATTGACGCTACTTTATATTGACCCTCAATATATTCGCGGAATTGTTTAGATGAAATAATAGGCATCCAGAACTCTTTTGTGTATGTATCTTTGATACGATATTTCTTATCCTCGACTACTCCTGTGTCAGGATCTACTTTTGAATACCATCCATTAGATGGTTTAACAACAAACTTACCTTCAAGTGCTACATCAAGCAAGCCAGACCAAGTACTAATACCACCTTCGAATGTTACTTCAATTGGTATCTTAGACTTCTCACGAACAAAGCGAGATTTTTCAACATTCATAATAAAATTATATCCAACTACATCGGTGCCATCTTTTTCTTGTTGGCGACCGATAATAAAGATATTGTCTGCAGAATAATAAATGCCTGTACCTCCAGATACAATCTGTTTAGGATACAAACCAATTTCTGCATAGGTATGATTAACAACAACCATTGGAATATCTTTAATATTCAAATGAGGCGTAACCATTCTAAACAAAGATTTCATTTGCTTTGCTCTGGTCATGTCTGCAACAGACTTACCTTCAAGCGCGTCATCAACCTCTTTCTTAGAAGCAAGGTTGCCTACAGAATCAATTACAATTATAATATGATCGCCACGCTCAATCTGATTAATTTGAGACATGATATCAAATTTTAATTGTTCAATATCTGTTATAGGTGTATGAAGTACTCGACTGGTATCGATCCCGAAACTATCGAAATAAGACTGAGGACTGCCGAACTCACTATCATAAAATAAAACCATAGCATCTTCATATTTGTCCAAGTAAGATTTAGCAAGCAATAATGAGAACGCTGTTTTAAAATGTTTAGAAGGACCTGCAAAAACAGTTAATCCTGGGATCAACCCACCTTCTAAACTACCAGACAGCGCAACGTTAACCATCGGAACAGAAGTCTGAATCATATCTTTTTTGCTAAAGAATTTTGATTTATTCAGAACTTCTGTTTCTTTGATTGTAGAATTTTTTTTCAATTTGTCAAGTAAAGACATAATAACTCCTTAAGTGTATTTCAATATTATATAGCATAATGCAATTTTTGTCTAGTCATCTTTGCCGCATTTTGCTCTTTTATCTTTGGTTAATTTACCAAAGTCAACTTTCCATTCAGAACCAGGTGCAAGTTCTGTTCCGCTTTTTGGTGTTGTAAAACTAATTCCAGATTTGGATATAATCTCACTAACACGAACACGATACTTTGTTAAATCATTTCCTAAATTTGGATATGGTGCAACGTGTGGAAACAACCAACCTGCATACTCACCAGTTTTATTATTAATTACAATTTTATAGTATGCGTGAGGTACAATAACACCTGTACCAATCTTTTTATCTTGATCATTATAAATGCCGCCACCGTAAATTGTCAATGGAGCATTTAATTGAACTGACCACCCGCGTACAGATGTTTCTAGAAGTTTCCAAATGCCTCTATTTAATGAGCCGGCTTGGGGAAACATATTTGTCATAAAAAATGATTCATATTCTACTGTCTTATCCCAAGATAAATCTCCGTTGGGAGCAGCATGGCCTTTATCATATCCTGTACCAGAATAGTCATCTGGTCTTGGTCCATTTTTTATAGATTTATCTGCAACAAAAGCATTTGTTCTTGGAATACAACCAAGTGCATTTGTAGGTAATAGCGTATATGCTACATACGCGGGTATCTTTACAGTTGCATCATATGCTACAAGATATCCTTGACGGCAAATAGGAGATAATGATTTTTTAGTATCTGCAAATCCGTATGGTGAATGTATCTTACATTCATTTACCGGTAACGGTTGTCTTTGTTCCGATGCGTGTGCAGCTAACCCTGCAAATAATACCAATCCAATTAATAAATTTTTCATCCGAATAATCCTTCTAATGTTGCTTGTGGTTTAGCAGACCAACCTATACCATGTAATATCGTATTCATAGGTTCTAGAAAAGATTTATCAAACATTGTTTCATAATCTATAAACTTTAGTAGATCCAATTCAAGCGGTATAACGGTATTGAATGCTATACAATTTTCGCCGATAGTATTAGGTTCCTTTAAATAAACGAACTTAATTTTATCGCCCTCTTTAATTTGTTCATATTTCTTATCCAAGCCATGTTTCTTGGTATAGAAATTATAAAGCAAGGCCCCTCTGACATGCATCGGTGTTCCTCCCTTATATATATTAGCCTTATCTGTATATTTTTCTATGCCGTTAACGCCTCGGGGAAATGAGATGTCTTCTGGTTTTAATTTTCTATACTCAGCCTCAAAGTCCATGATGTATTTTTGAAGTGTATCTTGGTCTGAAGTCAAAACCATTTTAACAGCTTTTCGCAAACCTTCTCTAATTGGTTCTGGTGTGGAGGATCTAACAATTTCTAATCCCATAACCTTTAGCTTAGGTTCAGCATATGTTACACCTTCATTGTTATATACATTTAATGCATATCGTTTCTTTGCAACCCACACACCTGTCTCTGCGATTGCTTCTCTCTTAAATGAAATCTTATTATCGAATGCATTGGTATATCCAGATATCTCACCACATACTTTGTTCAACACCTCTTGAATTTTAGTCTCACAAATTTGATCTAATATTTCTACAATCTTTTGTGGTTCTTTACCTTTATAAAACTTTTCTACAAGAGGCGCAAAGGTAACATAACAAGAATCAGTATCAGAATAGAATGAATACTCAAAATTCTTTGTGCCGCATATCTTATTCAAATAATCATTTAGTGCTACACCAACTTTCTGAATAATATACTGACCTGTTAAAGTAATACCTTCTGCTACTCGGTCATCATAAAATCTAAAGAACTCATTCGCCATCGCACCGAATAAAGAATTCATCTGAATCTTACGAGCCATCTGAAAATTATTATACTTAGATATTTCCTTTAGCCATATTGGATCTTTTGTTTCTTCATATTTGGCTTCTGCGGACAACATCAATTTCTTATACTGTTTTCTATCATCAAATAACTTTTGAACGATCTCAGGAAATATACCTTGCTTATCATTATTGTAACACACACCATTTGATGCCATACAAATGTTCTTTCCTTCTAAGTCTGAAGTATCAACTTTACCTTCAAGTAACTCGCTTACTTTAATGTCTAAATAATTTCTCTCCTGCGACATTGTTTCTGGCGACATATTATA